GGCCCTCGAACTCGCCAACCAGAGGGTCGACGCCCTGACGATCGAGGGCACCGCCGTTGCAATCGACTAGATACTCCCCCGCCGACGAAACCACGCTGATGGCGCGGCTGTGGTCGCCCAAGATCCGAAATGACCCGCTCGCCTTCGTCATGTTCGCCTTCCCGTGGGGGCAAGAGGGCACGCCGCTGGCGAAGTTCAGCGGCCCGCGCCGCTGGCAGCGCGACATCCTCGCCCAACTCCGCGACCACATCCAAAGCAACGACGGCAAGATCGACTTCGAGATGTTCCGCAAGGTCGTCTCGTCGGGTCGCGGCATCGGCAAGTCCGCGCTGGTCTCCTGGCTGGTCCTGTGGATGCTCACGACCCGGATCGGGTCCACCACCATCGTCTCGGCCAACACCGAGGCGCAGCTGACGACGAAAACATGGCCAGAGGTTACGAAATGGGCCTCCATGGCGATCAACAAGCACTGGTTCGAGCCGATCGCGACCCGGATCACCATGGCCAAGTGGCTCACGACGCTGGTTGAGCAAGATCTCAACCGCGATACCCGCCTGTGGGCGGCGCACGCGCAACTCTGGTCGGCTGAGAACCCCGACGCCTACGCCGGCACGCACAACTACGACGGCGTCATGGTCATCTTCGACGAGGCGAGCGGCATCCCCGACCCGATCTGGTCGGTCACCGACGGCTTCTTCACCGAGAACACCCCCGACCGCTTCTGGTTCGCCTTCTCCAACCCCCGCCGCAACACCGGCTACTTCTACGAAGCCTTCCACGCCCGCCGCGCGTTCTGGTCGACCACCATCGTCGACGCGCGCACCGTCGAGGGCACCGACCAGAAGGTCTATGAGCGCATCATCGAGGAGTACGGGGCCGACAGCCCCCAGGCACACGTCGAGGTCTACGGGGTCTTCCCCAGCGAGAGCGACGACCAGTTCATCTCGTCCACGCTGGTCGACGACGCCATGGAGCGGGCGCCCACGAAAGACCCGACCGCGCCGATCATCATCGGCGTGGACCCCGCCCGGTTCGGGTCGGACGCCACCGTCATCGCCGTGCGCAAGGGCCGCGACATCGTCTCTATCCGCCGGCACCGCGGCGCGGACACCATGGAGGTCGTGGGGCGGGTGATCGAGGCGATCGAGGAGTACGCGCCGGCGCTGGTGGTTATCGACGAGGGCGGCGTCGGGGGCGGGGTCGTCGACCGGCTCAAGGAGCAACGCTACAAGCAGGTGCGGGGCGTGAACTTCGGGATGCGCAGCCGCCAGCCGCTGATGTGGGGCAACAAGCGGGCCGAGATGTGGGGCGCCATGCGCGAGTGGCTCAAGACGGCGCACATCCCTGCCGACCGGCTGCTCAAGAGCGACCTGATCTCGCCTCTGGTGAAGCCGGACAGCAAGGGGACGATGTTCCTTGAGAGCAAGAAGGACATGCGCGCCCGGGGCCTGCAAAGCCCCGACGCCGCCGACGCGATCTGTGTCACCTTCGCCTTCCCCGTCGCCTCAACCGCGCGTATCGACAAGACGCCGCAGCGAAGCTACGCTCCGACGCAATCCTCGTGGATGGGTTCCTGACGCATGGCCACCTCAAAACCCGACAGCAAAGAAGACCGGCTGGCGACCATGCGGGCGCGCATGACGATGGCCGCTTCCGCGCTGGGGGCCAGCCGCGAGGCGGAACTGGACGACCTGCGCTTCATGGCCGGCAGTGCTGACAATAATTTTCAGTGGCCTAATGAGGTGCTGTCCTCGCGCGGCTCCAGCCAGGGCATGACGATCAACGCCCGACCCTGCCTGACGATCAACAAACTACCGCAGCACGTCCGGCAGGTGACCAACGAGCAGCGCCAGAACCGGCCCACCGGCAAGGTGATCCCCGCCGACGACAACGCCGACGTCGAGGTGGCCGAGGTCTTCAACGGCATGATGCGCCACATCGAGTACCTGTCGGACGCTGATGTCGCCTATGACACAGCCTGCGACAATCAGGTCACATACGGCGAGGGCTACGTCCGGCTGCTGACCGAATACTGCGACGAAAACACCTTCGACCAGGACATCCGCATCGGGCGCATCCGCAACTCGTTCAGCGTCTACATGGACCCGATGATCCAGGACCCGACCGGCGCGGACGCTGCGTGGTGCTTCATCACGCAGGATCTGACCAAGGAGGAGTACGAGCGCCAGTGGCCGGACGCCCCGGTGCGGTCGATACAGGAGCAGGGCGTCGGCGACCCCTCCCTGAGCCAGTGGCTGAACGACAACACGGTGCGGATCGCCGAGTATTTCTACGTCCACCACGAGCCGGCGACGCTGAACCTGTACCCCGACGGCCTGACCGCGGTCGACGGCTCGCGTGAGGACAAGATCGCGAGGCTGCTGTTTGAAAAGCCCGTGCGGACCCGCCGCGCCGACCGCAAGGTCATCAAGTGGCTCAAGACCAACGGCTACGACGTGCTCGAGGAGCAGGACTGGCCCGGCAAGTGGATCCCCGTGATCCGCGTCGTCGGCAACGAGTTCGAGATCGACGGCGAACTGCACATTTCCGGCCTCATTCGCAACGCCAAGGACGCGCAGCGGATGTACAACTACTGGACCAGCCAGGAGGCGGAGATGCTCGCCCTGGCCCCCAAGGCGCCGTTTATCGGCTACGGCGGCCAGTTCGAGGGCTATGAGGGCCAGTGGAAGACGGCGAACGTCAACAACTGGCCGTATCTGGAGGTCAACGCCGACGCGACCGACGCGCTCGGCAACCCGCTGCCGCTGCCGCAGCGCGCGCCACCGCCGCTGGCCCAGACGGGGCTGATACAGGCCAAGATGGGGGCCTCGGACGACATCAAGTCCACCACGGGGCAGTACGACAGCAGCCTCGGCGCCACGTCCAACGAACGGTCGGGCAAGGCGATCCTCGCGCGCGAAAAGCAGGGCGACACAGGCACCTACCACTACGTCGACAACCTCGCCCGCGCGATCCGGCACGTCACGCGCCAGTGCATCGACCTGATCCCCAAGATTTACGACACCCCCCGCATCGCGCGCATCATCGGGCTGGACGGCGACGTCTCCATGGTGCGCGTCGACCCGGCGCAGGCCGAGCCGGTGCGCAAGATCGAAGACGAGGAGGGCAACGTCATCGAGAAGGTCTACAACCCCGGCGTCGGCAAGTACGACGTCGTGGCGGTGACCGGCCCCGGCTACATGACCAAGCGCCAGGAGGCCGCGGAGGGCATGCAGCAGGTGCTGCAAGGCAACCCGGCCCTGTGGGCGATCGCCGGCGACCTGTTCGTCAAGAACATGGACTGGCCGGGGGCACACGAGATGGCCGAGCGGCTGCGCAAGTCGATCGACCCGAAACTGCTGGCCGACGACGACAAGCCGCCGGAGCTTCAGGCTGCCGAGAAGCAGATCGAGGAAATGGGCGGCATGATCCAGCAGATGCAAGGCGCGCTCAAGAACGTCGAGCAGTCCATGGAGGCGCAGGAACTGCGCACCAAGCAGTTCGAGGCGCAGGTTAAGGCGTATGACGCCGAAACCAAGCGCATGAGCGTCTTGCAAGCGGGCATGACGCCGGAGCAAATTCAAGATACGATCGACGGAACCATCGACGCAGCCATGCAAACGGGCGATCTCGCCCCACCGACACTGTGAGGACGACATGAGCTTGAAAGGCATCACCAGCTGCCTCGGCTATCAGCAGATCACGGATGTGTCTGCCTCGACGGCGCTGACCATCCCGACGCTGAACGGCCAGAAGCCGACGATGGCGCTGGTCGTCTGTACGGCGCAGGCCGTGCGCTGGCGTGACGACAATGTCGCCCCGAGCGCCACCGTCGGCATGCCTTTGGCGGTCAACACCTACTTCTATTACACCGGCAACCTCGGCAATATCCGCTTCTTCGAGCAGACCGCCGGCGCGGTGCTCAACATCAGCTACTACGCTTAGGGCGCCCGAACATGGCCGAGGGTAAGACAGTCCCCGAACTGACGGCGCTGTCGCTGCCGATCGTCGGGACAGACAAACTGGTGCTGTACCGCGCCCCCGGCCCTCTGGCGTCCGCGCCGGCGTCCGCCGTCGAGACCTACATCGAGACCGCGCTCGGCCTCGGCACCATGTCGACGCAGGACGCCGCCGACGTGGCCATCACGGGTGGGTCCGTCCTCGGCCTGTCTGAACTGACGGTCGTGACCAACTCGACGGTCGGCCTCGCTCCGATACGGGTCGGCACCTACGGCGCCACGGCGACCGACACCGGCATCGCCGTCTCGCGCAACATGAATGATGCGAGCACGGAAAGCGGTCACGGCTTCGGCGAGTTCAGCCTGTTCCGCCGTACCGGCACCCCCGCGTTCGCTGCGTTCGACGCCGGCACGATCATGCAGGGCAATAACTACGACCACTGGGCGGCGTTCCAGGATCGTGGGGCCTACCAGCCGTCGTCCGCCCTGCAAGTGATGAACGACGCCTACGGCTTGTTCAGCAAGCCGAGCGTCGACGCCGGAACCGTCACCCGTCGCTACGGCGTCTACGTCGCTGCCCCGACGCTGACGAGCGGCGGCGCGATCACTACGCAGTATGGCGTCTACACCGAGAGCCTGACGACCGGGGGTACGAACTGGGCGTTCTACGCCGCGGGGACCACACCGTCCTACTTCGGCGGCGCGATCACGCTCAACGCCGGCGTCGCGGGGCCGCTGGCCGTCGCGCTCGCGGCGAACACCGCGGGAATTTCCGTCACCGGCTACTCCCTGACCGGGACCAACGCGCAGTCGGGCATCAGCCTGACCGGCACATGGAACACCTCGGGCAACCCGTCTGCCCTGAATATCGCGATGACCAACACCGCCTCCGGCGCAACCTCAAGGCTCATCAAGGCATCGGTTGGTGGGTCTGACAAGTTCACCGTTGACGTACTCGGTGTGCCTCGTATCGGCTCCTACGGCGCGACCTCGACTGACCCCGGCTGCGTCATCTCGCGCGACATGTTCGACGCCAGCACGACCTCGGGCCACGGGTTCGTGGAAGCGTCCTACTTCCGCCGCGGAGGCACGTCTGCATTCGCGGCTTTCGACGCCCTGACCACGATGGCGGGCAACAGTTACGACCACTGGGCGGCATTCCAGGATCGCGGAGCGTGGCAACCCGCGTCAGGCGCTCAGGTCATGAACGACATGTTCGGCCTGTTCTCCAAGCCGTCTCTGGACGCAGGCACCGTGACCCGTCGTTATGGCGGATACGTCGCGGCTCCGACCATCACCGGCGGCGGCGTGATTACCACGCAGTACGGCTACTACACGGAAAGCCTGACGGCTGGCGCGACCAACTGGGCCTTCTACGCTGACGGGGCGACGCCTTCGTACTTCGGTGGCGCCGTCACCCTGAACGGTGGCGTTACGGGCCGCATCACGCAGACCGTCCCCGCCAACACGGCGGCGTACCAGTCCACCGGCTACTCTCTGACCGGCGCGAACGCTCAGACCTTGATGGACTTGGCGGGGACGTGGAACACCTCTGGCGCCCCGCGCGCCCTGAACATCTCGATCACCAACACGGCGTCCGCTGCGACCTCAACGCTTCTGCGGGCGGCGGTCAACACCGTGGCGCAGTTCTCGGTGGACGTGACCGGCAACCTGTACGCCTTCGGCAAGGGCAGCATCGGCACCACCAGCACCACGACTGCACTCAACATCGCGGGCGCTCCGAACGACAACGCCGGGATGGTGAAGATCATCTCGACCAGCACCGCCGACAACGCGGGCATCACCCTGTTCGGGCGGGCATCCGGCGGGAACGCCAACGCCCGTAACTGGCAGCTTGCCAACAACTATTCGGGCACCGGCAGCCTCGACATTCTCCGCAGCACGACCAATACGGGCAACCCGACCACGCATACAGCGTCGTTCGACACGAACGGCAACTTCGGTGTCGGCATCAATCTCCCGACGCAAAAGCTGGATGTCGACGGGGTCATCAAGAAGAAGGTCTACACGGTCGCCACGCTCCCCGCGGCTACGGCGGGCTGCGAGGCGTGGGTGTCGGATGCGTCGCTCACATGGACGCTCGGTATCGGCACCGTCGTCGCCGCCGGCGGCGCAAACGTGGTCCCGGTCGGATATGACGGTACGAACTGGAGGATTGGATAAACATGACCTCGCAAGAGCATATCGACGCCATCGGCGCAGCGCAGGTCCGGCTGGAGGCCGACATCGAGGATCTCGCGGCTGCGGCCAAACTGGTCGAGCGGCTGGCCGCGCGCGCCGAGCGCCAGGCGCGTCGCGTCCACCATTTGCAGGACAAGGCGCAGCGGGCGTTCAAGGAAGCATACCCCCAGGACAACGTGGTCCTGTTCTCCGGCGGCAACGACAAGCCCCCGGTCAACGACCCTGACGAGCCGGTCAAGCCATGATGGTGCTGTATCTGGTCGCGACGGTCGCGGTCTTCGCGGTCAGCTTTTGGGCCTACAAGTCGAGGCCGGACAAATACGCGGATTTGATGGGCGTCAGCGCGCTGCTGGCCGTCGTGTTCGTCATCAACAACCTGCTGGTGATGCTGTACCGCTTCCCGGACGTCATCCTGTCGTCTCCCGTGCTCGACTTCTTCCTCGCCGCAATGATCTATCGGGCGTGGCAGAAAAACCGGGAGCCATGGAAAGTCGTGGTGGTGGGAAGCCTTGTCGCGCAACTTATGCTACATGCAGTCGTGATTTCCATGTGGAAGTTGGGCGGACTGACGCAGCACGGGCTGTATATGTATGTCGTTGCCGTCAATGCGTTTTTCATCGTTCAACTTCTGGCCCTTGGGTGTGTCGGGGTGGGTCATGGTCTGGATCGGCTTCGCGCTCATCTGTCTGATCGCAGGGGTTCGCATCCTGTGCCGGATGCTTTCCAATGAGCGCCCCGACGCTGGGCGTGGTCGCAAACGATCTGAAGCACCTGACTGAGCGCCTTGATAAGCTAGAGGAGCGGCTTGACGCGGTGATGAAGGTCCAGCGGTGGCAGATGGGCATGGCGGTTGGCGCCGGCGCGGTCCTGACGCTGCTGCTCCCGAAAATCTCCGCCGCGCTGGGGCTGACGTGACCGACACGCCGATCAACGCCCGCGACGTGCCTCCGGTCCACACATCGGAGCGCGTCAAGGCGTTCATCGGCGACCTGGCGCGTCCGTTCGCCATCATCGCCACGTCCTACGCAGCTGCACACGCGACGATCGTCATCGCCAGCAAGGTCGAGAACGGCAACGACGGCGCCATCTTCGCAGGGGCGTATTTCCTTGGCGTGGCGACGCTCTACGGGGCCAAGGCGATCGAGGCCATCAACACCGCCCGCACCCGCCGCGACGTCGACGTGGCCGCGGTTAACGCAGGGACACCGACGACATGAGCAAGGCCCTTTTCGACTGCGTCCGCCAGATCAAGGGCGCTCCGCTGACGCAGGCTGACGTGGACGCGCTGAACGCAGTCCTCGCGCCGCCTGCCGCCTCCAAGCGCGTCAGCAAGGCAGGCATCGACCTGATCCACTCGTTCGAGAGTTGCCGCCTGATGGCCTACCCAGACCCAGGATCGGTCGACGGGCATCCGTGGACGATCGGCTGGGGCAGCACAGGCCCCGGCATCGCCAAGGGCCTCGTCTGGACGCAAGAGCAAGCGGACGCGCGGTTCGCGGCGGATCTCGGGCGGTTTGAGAAGGGCGTGGCCCTGATGGCGCCGGTGACGACGCAAAACCAGTTCGATGCGCTGGTCTCGTTCGCCTACAACGTCGGCCTCACCGCGCTGAACGACAGCACCCTGCTGCGGCTTCACAAGGCTGGAAACTACGCCGCCGCCAAGGACCAGTTCAGCCGATGGGACAAGAACGACGGCAAGGTGATGAAGGGCCTGACCCGCCGCCGCGCTGCTGAAGCCGCCCTGTACGGGAAAGTCTGATGCCTGCTGAAATCCGCCGCTGGGTCACGCTCGGCGCTATCGTCGTCATCTTGGTCTTCGTCGGCGTCACGCTGGCCTGGTGCGCCGGTCGCGGCGGGCGCGACGACGCCCGGGTAGCCGCTGTCACGGGCAAGGCGCTCGACAAGGTGGCCGAACAGACGCCGGTCATCCGGCAGGAACAAGAGGAGAAGCAACGTGAAGTCGAAGCGATCGAAGGCTCTGACACTCGCCTGCCTGACGGCTACGGCAAGTCTCTTGAACGCGTGCGCCGGGGCGGCGGTAATCCCCGCCAGCCTTAAGGCTCCCTGCGAGAGCACCGTCGACGTGTCCGGCGCGCAGACGCTCGGGGATCTTGGCCAAGCCATCGTGCAAGGTGACGCCGACCTCCGGGTCTGCGATGTGCGCCGCGAAGCAATCATCACGATCGCCGAGAGCCAGCGCCGGCGCTGGTGGCAGTTGTTCTAAAGACCGTTGCCAAAAAACCGCGACGCAGTTACCTTCACAGCACACGACCGTACCGGCGAGGCACACCGGGGGTTCCCAGAGAGCCAATATGACCGACGAGACCAACCCAGCGGGGGTTCAAGACGCCGCGCCGGAACTGGAGGCCACGGCCCCTCCCGTCACCGAAGTCCAAACGCCGGGAGACGAAGCGCCCAAGACCTTCTCGCAGGAGGAACTGGACGCCGCCATTGGCAAGCGTCTCGCACGAGAGCAGCGAAAATGGGAACGAGAGCAGCAGCGCCAAGCGCCGCCGCCTGTCACCCTTCCGCCGGCTGACCAGTTTGAGAGCACCGAGGCATACGCCGAGGCGCTGGCAGAACAAAAGGCGATTGCCTTGGTCGAGCAGAGGGAGCGGCAGCGCCAGCAAGACGCCGTTGTAGAAGCCTATTTCGACCGCGAGGAGCAGGCCCTCGGCAAGTACGACGACTTCAAGCAGGTCGCGTACAACCCGTCCCTGCCGATCACCGCCGAGATGGCCGAAACCATCCGCGCCTCCGATCAAGGCCCCGACGTGCTCTATCACCTCGGGTCCAATCCGGCGGAAGCGGCGAGGATCTCGAAACTGTCGCCGCTCTTGCAGGCCAAGGAGATCGGACGGATCGAAGCCGCCCTGGCGTCGGCTCCCCCGGTCAAACGCACCACCTCCGCACCACCGCCTATCTCACCTGTCACCCCGGCCAGCAATGGCGCCCCCGCATACGACACCACCGACCCCCGCTCGACTTCCACCATGAGCACGTCGGAATGGATCGCGCAGGAACGGCTCCGGCAGATGCGAAAAGCGGCCAAATAACCCTCTCTGCAAGGAACTCACGCCGTGGCTAATTCGTTGCTCACGATTGATATGATCACCAGGAAGGCCCTGGAGATCTTCGAAAACAACCTCGTTCTGACGCGGAACATCAACCGCCAGTACGACGACAGCTTCGCCAAGGAAGGCGCCAAGATCGGCTCCACCCTGCGCATCCGCCTGCCCGACCGCGCTCTGGTCACTGACGGCGCCGCCCTGCAAGTGCAGGACGACAACGAGCAGTTCACCACGCTGTCGGTCTCCAACCAGAAGCACATCGGCGTCAACTTCACGACCGCCGAGATGGCCCTGTCGCTGGACGACTTCGCCGACCGCGTCCTCAAGCCGCGCATCAGCCAGCTGGCCGCCAGCGTCGATGCGGACGTCGCCAACGTCTACAAGGACGTCTACAACGCCGTCGGCTCCGTCGGCACCACGCCGGCCACCTCCCTGGTCCTGCTGCAAGGCCAGCAGAAGCTGAACGAAGGCGCCGTCCCGATGTCGCAACGCTACGCGACCGTGAACCCCGCCGCCAACGCCGGGCTGGTCGAAGGGCTGAAGGGCCTGTTCAACCCGACCGACGTCATCAGCCGCCAGTTCAAGAACGGCATGATGGGCGAGGGCGTGCTGGGCTACGATGAGATCAACATGTCGCAGTCCATCAAGGTCCACGCCTACGGCACCCGCGCCGCCACCGGCGCCACCGTGACCACCACGGTCGCGACCGAGGGCCAGTCGACCATCGCCATCACCGGCACCGGCTCGCAGGTCATCAACCGCGGCGACACCTTCACGATCGCCGGCGTCTACGCCGTCAACCCGCAGACCCGTGAGAGCACCGGCTCGCTCCAGCAGTTCGTCTGCACGGCGACCAACACGGCCTCGGGCGGCTCGTACACCTCGGTGGCCATCAGCCCGCCGATCTATACGGCCAGCCACGCGCTCGCCACGGTCGACAGCTTCCCGGTCGCCACCGCCGCCATCGTCTTCGACGGCGCCGCATCCTCCTCGGCCCCGCAGAACCTGATCTACAACAAGGACGCCTTCGCGTTCGCCACCGCCGACCTGCTGCTGCCCAACGGCGTCGACATGGCCTCGCGCCAAGTCCACAACGGCATCTCCATGCGCATCGTTCGTGATTACGACATCAACAACGACCGCATGCCCTGCCGCATCGACGTCCTGTACGGCTACGGCGCTATCCGCGCCGCCGCCGCTTCCCGCCTGCTCGGCTAACCCCTCCTGGAAGGAGACACTCTCATGGCTCTCTCGAACATCGGTGGTGGCTCGCAGATCGGTGACGGCAACCTCGCCGAAACCCCGATCCGCACGATCCCCGTCCCCGCCACCGCCACCGCCACCGCCACCCTGACGGCGGCTCAGGTCACCAACGGCATCCTGCTGGGCAGCCCCGGTTCGTCCGCGGCTTCCTACACCCTGCCAACCGGCGCCCTGATGGACGCCGCCCTCGGCAACGCCAAGGTCGGGTCGTCCTTCGACCTCGCGGTCGTCAACGTCGACGGCTCCGGCTCCGGCGTCATCACGCTGGTCGCGGGCACCGGCTGGACCCTCGTCGGCCTCGCGACCGTCGTGGCCACCGCCGGCACCGCGCAGGCGTTCCGCGCCCGCAAGACGGGCACCGCCACCTGGACGCTGTACCGCATCGCCTGACGCCTACCCGCCCCGCTCTAACCGGCGGGGCGGCCCTACCCGTTCCAACGACAGGACGAGCGCATGACGACCGCAGGAGACATCATCTACGGCGCGCTCCGCCTGATCGGGCAACTGGCAGAGGGGGAAGTGCCCTCGGCGGACACGGCGCAGGATGCGCTGGCCGCGATGAACATGATGATCGACAGTTGGAGCACCGAGCGCCTGTCGATCTACTCCACGCAAGACCAGGTGTTCACCTGGCCCGCCAACCAGGCGACGCGCACGATCGGCCCCACGGGCGATTTCGTCGGCCTGCGCCCCATCCTGCTGGACGACAGCACCTACTACATCGCACCGAACAACCTGTCGTTCACGCCCATGCTCATCAACGAGGATGCGTACAACGCCATCGTCCTCAAGACGGTGACGAGCACTTATCCTCAAGTCCTGTTCGCGAACGCGACCTTCCCCAACGCGACGTACAAGATATACCCGGTGCCGACGCAGGCGCTGGTCTGGCACTTCATCTCGGTGCTGGAACTGTCGCAGCCTGCGTCGCTCGGCACCACCCTGAGCTTCCCGCCCGGCTACATGCGGGCGTTCCGCTACAATCTGGCCTGCGAACTGGCGCCGGAGTTCGGCGTCGAGGCGTCGTCGGAGGTGAAGCGCATCGCCATGGTGTCCAAGCGGAACCTCAAGCGGATCAACAACCCGAACGACCTGATGGCGATGCCGTCGGCGCTGCAAAGGACGTCGGCGCGCTACAACATCTACACCAACCAGCCGAGCTGACATGAAGTCCCCGATCCTCGGCAGCAGCTATGTGGTGCGCAGCCCGAACGCTGCCGACAACCGCATGGTCAACCTGTACCCGGAGGTGCTGGCGGAGGGCGGGCTGGAGGCGGCCTATCTCCAGCGGTGCCCCGGCTTGCGGTTCATCTCAGAGGTCGGCGACGGCCCCATCCAGGGCCTGTGGATGCACGGCACGACCGGCTACGTCGTGTCGGGGCAGGAGTTCTACTCGATCACGTCCGCCGGCGTCGCCACGCTGATCGGCACGGTCGAGAACAGCGGGCCGGTGTCCATGGCGGACAACGGCACGCAACTGTTCATCGCCGCGGACCCGAACGGCTACATCTACAACTTCGACACCGAGGTGTTCGCGCAGATCACCGACGAGGACTTCCCCGGCGCCAACACCGTCGCCTATCTGGACGGCTATTTCGTCTTCTCGGAGCCGAACTCGCAACGGATATGGGTGACGACCCTGTTCGACGGCGCGAGTGTCGACCCGCTCGACTTCGCCAGCGCGGAGGGGGCGCCGGACGACGTGGTGGGCCTCGTCGCCAACCACCGCGAGGTGTGGGTCTTCGGGACCAACTCGACGGAGGTCTGGTACAACTCGGGCGACGTCGACTTCCCCCTGTCGCGCATCCAGGGCGCCTACAACGAGGTCGGCTGCGTCGCACCTAACTCGATCGCCAAGCTGGACAACAGCATCGCATGGCTGGGGCAGGACAGCCGGGGTCGGGGCATCGTCTACCGCGCCAACGGCTATGCCGCGCAGCGCATCTCGACGCACGCCGTCGAGTTCGCCATCCAGAGCTACGCCGACATGACGGACGCGGTGGCTTACTCCTACCAGCAGGACGGCCACGAGTTCTACGTCCTCAACTTCCCGCTGGCCGACACGACGTGGACCTACGACGCCGCGACAGCGGCCTGGCACGAGCGCCGCGGGCTGGACAACGGCATCTTCACGCGGCATCGGTCCAACTGCTTCGTCAACTTCAACGGCCTGCTGGTCGTCGGCGACTACGAGAACGGCAACCTCTACGAACTGGACCTCGACACCTACGCCGACAACGGCCTCGTGCAGAAGTGGCTGCGCCGGTGGCGGGCGCTGCCGACGGGGCAAAACGACTTCAAGCGCACGGCGCAGCACGCGCTGCAACTGGTCTGCGAGACGGGCGTCGGCCTGAACGGACGCGCCTACGACGTGGACCTGCTGGTCGAGACGGGCGTCGCGCTGTGGGTGTCCTCGGGCGTCCCCCTGACGCTCGGTCTGACGACCACCGTGGACGCCGATCCGCAGGTGATGCTGCGCTGGTCCGACGACGGCGGCCACACATGGTCCAACGAGCACTGGCGATCGATGGGCGAGATTGGGCAGTCGCAGACGCGCGTCATCTGGCGCCGCCTCGGCATGACCAACAAGCTGCGCGACCGGGTCTACGAGGTCTCCGGCAGCGCCGCCGTCAAGGTGGCGATCATGGGGGCTGAACTGATGGTGAGCGGCACCGATGGCTGACATCACCTCGATCCCCGCCGCGCGCGTGCCGCTGCTCGAGCCGGGCAGCACGATCATGTCGCGGGAGTGGTATCGGTTCCTGTTCAACCAGTTCGGCCAGACCGGCGGCGGCACCACGGACATCTCCATCAGCGACCTCTCGCTCGCGCCGTTCAGCGCCGCCGAGACCGAGGCCGTCGTTGGTGTCCTGCGCGACGACGTGCAGGGCCTGTCCCTCGCCCCACCTGTCGTCCCTGTGCCTCGCAAGGTCGGGTCGTTTGCGTCCACGGCCACGCAGACCTTGGCGGCGATCGACACCGCCACCGCGGTCACCTTCAACACCACCCTCGTGTCCGCCGGCGTCGGGCTGGCCTCGTCGTCGCAGGTGTCGCCCGGCGTCGCCGGGGCGTATCTGGTCGCCTTCGACGCGCAACTCGACAAGACCTCCGCCGGGGACGCCTCGGCATACGTCTGGCTGCGCAAGAACGGTACGGATCTGGCCAATACGGCGAAGCGGTGCCGCGTGCAGGGCAACGACGCCGAGGTCGGCTTCTCGCTGGTCACGACGATCCTGCTGGCGCAGACGGACTACATCCAGGTGATGTGGGCATCGCCGGACATCAATGTTACGCTGGACGCCACCGCAGCCACCGCCTTCTCTCCGGCGGGGCCGTCGGCACTTCTGAGCATCACGCAGGTTGACCAATGACCGTTTTCCTCTCGACCCTCGGCGGCGCTGGCTGGCAGTTCCTCGACAACTCCGGCGCCCCCCTGACCGGCGGGCTGCTCTACACCTACGCCGCAGGCACGACGACGCCGCAGGCCACCTACACGTCCACCTCGGGCGCCACGGCGAACGCCAACCCGATCATCATGGACGCCGCCGGGCGGCTTGAGAGCGAGGTGTGGCTGACCGGCGGCGTCGCCTACAAGTTCGTCCTGCGCGACAGCGCCGGCGGCCTGATCGGCACCTACGACGACCTCTACGGGACCAACGACGTGAGCGCCACGGGCGTCCCGTGGGCGGACGTCACGGCCACCCCGACGACGCTGGCCGGGTACGGCATCGCCGACGGCATCACCGCAGCCACGGCAGCGGCGACCTACGCCCCCATCGCCAGCCCGACGTTCACCGGCACCACGACCATTGCGGACAGCGCCGCCGCGCCGTTCGCGGCGGGCTATCTGGACATCCCGCAGACGCTCAACACCGCCAACTACCAGCTGGTGCTGGCCAACCGCGGCAAGTCGATCGTCATGAACGGCACGACCCTGACCCTGACGGTCCCGGCCAACGCCTCGGTGGCGTTCCCGATTGGCACGGCCATCGTCATCATCAACATCAACGCCTCGCCGCTCTCCATCGCCATCACGACCGACACGATGACGCTGGTCAACTCGACGACGACCGGCACCCGCACGCTGGCGCAGAACGGCATGGCCTCGCTGGTCAAGGTCGGCGCGACGTCGTGGATCATCTCCGGCCTGGGGCTGACCTGATGAGTGGCGTCATGGCGGCAACGGTGGGCCTGAGCGCGCAGACGTCGCCGTCCCTCGTCATCTTCGACTTCTCCACCGGGCTGGGGTCGGTCACGGTCCCCGCCACGCCGTCCAGCGTCACCATCGAGGCGTGGGGCGGCGGCGGCGGCGGCGGCTTCGCCACGCTTGGGGACTTCGAGGGCGGTGGTGGTGGGGCCGGCGGCTACTGCAAGATCGTCATCGCGCTATCGGGCGCAGACACCGGCAAGACGATACGGTACACCGTCGGCGCACAGGGCACCGGGTCCAACACGCCCGACCCCGGCAACACCGGCGGCACCTCGACGGTGTTCAGCGGCTCCTACACCCTGACCTCGCTGATCGCGAACGGCGGGGCCGGCGGCCTGTCGGACGGCTCCTACACGCAAGGCGCGGGCGGCACGGCCTCGGGCGGCAGCACCAACACCACCGGCAGCGGCGGCGCGGTAGCCACCCTCGACGGCGCCGCCGCGACCGCGGGCGATGGAGGACTTGTAGGCGGCGCGGGAGGCGACGGGGGCATCCCCACGTTTGGCAATACGATCGGGTCGCCCGGGCTTCCGGGCCGCGTCCGCTTCGTGTTTTCGGTATAGGAGGGCCAGATGGCCGTTTACGTTCGCGTTCTGGTCCCCTCCAAGACTGCGGAGAGCGCGCAGACGACGCAGTACACCTCCACGGCGGTGACGACGATCATCGACAAGTTCACCGCCACCAACTACAGCGCCGCCGCCGCGACGCTGTCGGTCAATCTGGTGACGGCGCTCGACAACGCCGGCAACGCCAACCTCGTCGTCAAGACGGTCAGCATCCAGCCGGGGCAGACCTACCTGTGCCCGGAGGTGATCGGGCAGGTGCTGATGCCGGGCAGCTTCATCTCGACGTTGGCCGGGACCGCGACGGCGATCAACATCCGCGCCAGCGGGAGGACCATCTCGTGATCTCGACACTCCGCGACCACTTTGTGAACCAGTTGGATCTGCCGCAGCCGGCGGTCGACTGGCTGCTGGACCTGTGGAGCACGATCCAGGCGTTCGACGACATGCATGACGGCGACGCGGTCGACGATGTGATGCCCGCGCTGTGGGGCGCGCTGGTCGCCATGCCGGGCAACCCCTTCTATCTGGCGCACGCCCCCGCACTGCAAGGCGCCATGGCCACCGCCATCCTGAAATGGCACGCGGCCAACGTCGCGGAGGAGGCCGGGAAGGCCGACGAGAAGTCCTACGTCTGGCGCGCGGCCTATTACGACGTGGTGCTGCTGGCCGTCCTGCTGTGCCATGGCCAGCCCGCCGCGCTGCGTCTGGCCCCCACGGTAATGCTGATGTATGGTGAGCCGTTCGCGGCCTATCGTGAGGAGTTTCCCCTTGCCTGACGTTATTTCTGGCCTCACCGCGAACAACCAGGCGCGGGCCTCGCGCCGCGCCGCCGACGCGCAGGTCGCCGCCGCCCGTGAGAGCGCGCGTCTCCAGCGGGAGATGTTCGACCGGCAGGTGCAGCTGCAAGAGCCGTTCCGGCAGGGCGGCATTACCGGCCAGAACCGCATCATGGAACTGCTGGGCATCGGCGGCAACGCATCGGCGGGCGACTACGGTCGCTACGGTCGCGACTTCAGCATGAACGACTTTGAGGCCGACCCCGGCTACGCCTTCCGGCTGGCCGAGGGCAACAAGGCGCTGGAGCGATCGGCAGCGGCGCGCGGCATGGTCCTGTCGGGGTCCATGTTCAAAGGCGTGCAGCGGTACGGGCAGGATATGGCGTCGCAGGAATATCAAAACGCCTTCAACCGCTACCAGACCAACCGCTCGAACCAACTGAACCCGCTCCAGAGCCTGATGGGCGCCGGCCAGACGGCCACCAACCAACTGACCGGGGCGGCGGGCGACCTTGGGCGGTCGCTGGGCGAGAACGAGCTTGGCGCGGGTAACGCACGCGCCTCGGGCTACATCGGGCAGGCCAACGCCTACACCAACGCGATCAATCAGGCGCATAATGCGGCTGCGCAGATGTTCGGCATGGGGCGCGGCTGATGCCTCTTGACCCTCGGATCGCCCTGCAAGCCATCGGGATAGAGACCCCTGACTATCAGGGCGCGCTGGCGCGCGGGCAGCAGTACCGCCAGAACCAGATGGCCATGCAGGCGGCGGAAGCCGCCGCGCAGCGCAACGCCATGGTGCGCCAGCGCGCGGCTGCGGTGGACTACGGCGACCGCAACTCGGTCAACGAGTTCATCCGCATGGCCGGGGCGGACGCCGCCCCGTATCTGGAGGCGGCCGGCGCCGGCGACACGCTGTTCAACAACCGCGCGGCGGAGGGCCGGGCGGCGGGCAAGTACACCCGCGAGGCGCGCGACAGCGACCAGGGCTTCATGCAGGGCGCGCTGGCGGCGGTCTACAACGACCCGTCCGACGCGAGCATCGCCGCCGTCCGGGCGCAGGCGCTCGCCGCCGGTATCGCGGAGGCTGACTTCGACGCCTATGCGTCGCGGTTCCTCGCCGTGCCGGTAGAGCAGCGACGCCCGCTGCTGGCCAACGAACTGGCCACATCGGAGGAGGGGTTGAAGGTGCTGACGACGTTCGCGCCGGAGTGGGTGCGCGAGAACCGCGGCGGCACGATCGGCACGATCCAGACGAACCCGCTCGTCCCCGGCGCGGCGCCGCCGGCCCCTGCGACCGTCACGCCAAGCCCGAACCGCCCGGTGATCGTCCAGACGGCGGACGGCATCTATTCCGCCACCCCCGGCGGCGGACCCGCCGCGCCGGTCACCGATGCGCAAGGTAATATCTTGCAGCCCTACGACAGTTCGCCGCCGCCCCCCGCTGGTGCGGCGGACGATGCGAAGGCCAACGCGGCTGCGGGCCTGCGGTCCACGCTGGAGAGCCTGCGCGGCTACTACGGCGCCCTGAACGAGAGCGGCGGCATCGTCTCCACCGAGCGGGGTGGGGGCGAGAACCTCCTCGCCAGCGCCGGGGCGTCTCTGCCGGGCCGCGTCATCGGTCGCACGTTCGGCAGCCGGGACCAGACGCAGCGCGACAACATCCAGACGGCGATCCCGATGATCGTCGCCTCGCTCAAAGACCTGACCGGGATGAGCGCGCAGCAGATGAACTCGAACGTCGAACTGCAACTGTTCCTCAACACTGTTAGCGCGCCCGACCAGTCCATCGAGACCGTCACCGAGGCCCTCGCCCGGTTCGAGAGGTATGTCGACCGGGTCGCGGGGGAGGCCGCCGCCGGCGGCGCTCCTGCTGGCGGTGGGAGTGGAGCCGCCGACCCGCTTGAAGGTCGAACCGCGGTTGGCCCCGGCGGGCAACGCATCGTTCGCAGGGGCGGCCAGTGGGTGCCGCAATGATGCAAGACCTGCCGCCCGGCTTCCGGCTGGAGCCTCTGCCCGCGCCGCCCGCAAACGGCGGCCTTCCACCCGGCTTCCGGTTGGAGCCTGTCGCCCCGGCCTCGCGCCGTCCGGCTGCCGCAGCGCCCGCCCGGCGCCGTAACGCGGCGCCTGCCGCCGCGCCTGCGGTTGACGAGGCCAGCGAGCCGCTCATCAGGGACGCGCAGACGACGGCGGAGGGCACCACCTACACCGTCCGCCCGCTGGCGCCCGGCGACACGCCGGAGAGCCTCGCGGCGGAGGGCCGCGAGTTCAACCCGGTCACGAACACATGGGAGTTCCCGCGCGGCCTTGAGGACGTTGAGGTGCAGGCCGTCGCGCCTGAGCGGCTGCCGATGACGCGCCCGGCTGCGGCTGGCGGCCCGCTGGAGCAGGCCGGCGCGGCGGTCGTCGACGCCTACCGAGCCAACCCCGTCACGCGCCAGTTCCTCAACTTCTCCTCCGGCGCCGCCCGCGGCGTGCAGCGCGTCGCCGGCGGCGCCTACGGGCTTCTCGGCCAAGCCGCCGACCGGCTCGGGCTGGACGGCGTCGGCAACGCCATGATCGACCAGGCGAACGCCTATCAGGCGCGCGCCAACGAGATGAACGCCCCGCAGCGCGCCGACAACCGGCTGCTGAACCAGACAGGGCAGGTGGCGGGCGAGATCGCCGCGACCGCACCTGTCGGCGGCGCCTTGGGCCAAACCATCGCCCGGGGCGGGCGTGGGCTTGCCGCTGTCGCGCCGCGCGCCGGCGCGGTCGTCGAGCGCGTCGGACAGGCGACCTCGGCTGGCGGCTTCCTGCCGTCCGCCGTGCGGCCTCCCGCCGCCGGTGCGGCGCCGGTCCTCGCCGAACGGCTGGGCAACCTCGCCGTCAGGGGTGCGGGCGGCGCGGTCTCCGGCGCGACGCAGTCCGCGCTGATCGACCCGGAAGACGCCGCCGCCGGCGCATCCATCGGCGCGCTGCTGCCGACGATCGCCGCCCGCCCGGCCAAGTGGGCGCTCAACCGCGTGCTGGCCGGGTACGAGGCGCTGACCGGCTCGCTGGGCCGCACCCGCGCGGCGGAGATCGTGCGGCAGTCGCTCGGCATCGACTACGACCGCGCGGTCGCCGCGCTGCGCAACGCAGGCCCTGACGTCACGGCGCAGCAGGCCCTGGTGGACGCGGGCGTCGAGCCGTCCGCCTTCATGGGCGTCGGCGCGGCTGTGCGCGGCGCGAACCCCGACCCGTACCTCGCCATCGAGGCGTCGCAGCGGACTGCCCGTCAGGCCCCGATCGACCGGCTGGCCGGTGGCGCGAACCTCACCGACGCGCAGATGGCCGCGCGGGCCGAGAAGCAGGCGCTCCGCGACGCGACCGCGCTGCCGCGGGGGATGGCGTTGGCAGTCGCAGATGCCTCGGGCGCGCTCGACGTCGCGCCGGTGTCGGCGGCGCTCATGGCGCAGGCGGACGCGCCGGGCGTCGGCACGACCAACAGCCGGGTGCTGGCGGAGATCGCCGCGGGCCTCGACGCGCTGGCCGCGCGCCGGGGTGGCGTCGCGTCGGCGGACGACCTGTACGCCTTCCGCAAGGACGACCTCGACGACATCATCTCCCGGTCCTTGAGCGGGCAGCGCGGCGGCGACATCACCAGCCAGGCCGCGCGCCGCAGCGAACTGGTCAGTTCGGCGCAGCAGATGCTGGACGACGCGATCGAGGCGGCGGGCGGCACGGGCTGGCGGCAGTACCTGGGGGCGTACTCCAGCGGCAGCCGGGGCATCGAGCGCCAGAACATGATGGGCGTCGCCGGGCGGCAACTGCGCCAGAACCCCAACGCCTTCACCAACCTCGTCGCGGGGGACGCGCCGGACACCGTCTCCGGCGTGTTCGGCGGCAACCGCATCGACCTGCGCGGGCTGATGAACCCCACGGGCGTCGGGCCGTCCGGCATGGACGCGCTGGACAGCGCCGCGCGCCAGATCCGTCGCGACGAGCGCGTCGGCGTGCTCGCCAACGAGGGCCGAGGCGTCGCCCGCGAACTGCTCCAGCAGCAGCCGGGCCGAGGGCCTGTGCGCCGGCTGTTCAACTTCATGTCGCGCGCCAAGCCGGTCACGGCGGCGGCGATGGAGTTCGGCTCCATGCTGGTCGACGCCAAGGTGGCGCCGCAGATCCGCAGGGCGTTGGCGCAGGCGTATCAGTCCGGCGCGAACATGGACGAACTGCTCTCCATGGTCCCGCTGGCCACGCAGGCGCAGATGGCGCGCAACATGATGAACCCGGCGTTCTGGTCGCACCTTACCGGTGCGGCCACCAACGCCATGTCAGACACGGCGCAGTAGCTCGCGGCGCTCCCTGGCGTTGCGCAGCTTGCCGTAGCGGGTGTGCAGCCGGGCGAGGTGCGAGGCGCGAGCCTCGCCCGCCGCCTCCGCAGCGATCGCGTCCTTCAGTTCTCGCTCGGTCATACGCGGGAGCCGGGCGATCAGTTCAGTCCAGTTCATCGGTCGTCTTTCGTGGTCAGCACGCAGGTTATGCCGAAGCCGGTGGTCAGCCCCAGGATATAGCCGACGGTCTGGATGACAGCAGGCTCGGTGATGTTGAACGTCACGCGGAACGTACCGAGCGCGATGATGCTGGCCATCCAGATAAGAAAGCCGCCGAGGCGAACGCGGGTTGTGTCGCTCATTAGGCTTTCCCCTCAAGGATAGCGTCGATCATGGCGGTGAAGGTCGGGCGCACAGGGGCCGTGACCTCCCACGCCTCTGCACCCGCTTCGCATACCGGCCCGTCCGGTTCCCTTATAGCTTGAAGGGCGGAGCGGGCGGTGTTGCACCAATATTCGCGCTCGACTTCCCACCGAACATCAGACGGGGCACCCATCGCGTTGGGTGATGCCTCCATCAGCGCCCGCGCCATCTTCTCCAGCATCGTGGTCATGCAGCCAACTCCTCTGCGGCCAGTTCGGACAGCGATCGCTTGTCGTGCAGCGACTGCCAGATACGTTCGTCGATCGTCTTCTCGGTCATCAGCACATAGACCCACACCGGGTGCTTCTGCCCGCTGCGGTGCAGCCGCCCGACCGTCTGCTCGAACAACTCCAGCGACCACGGCAGCGACACGAACACCACCTTGGACCCGCCGAACTGGAGGTTCAGGCCGTGGCCGGCGGACTTCGGGTGGACCAGCAGCATCTCGATCTGCCCTGCGTTCCACCGGGTGATCGCGTCGGCGTCGTCCAGCGTCTGCGCTTGCGGGTAGCGCCGCTTCAGTTCGGCCAACTCCTCGCGGTAGTTATAGACCACCAGGGTGTTCGCCCGCTGGTTCTCGGCCAGCAGTTCCTCGAGCCGGTCGAAGCGGTGCGACGAGAACCAGACCGGCTTGGGGCTGTACGCCCACCCACCCGCCAGCTGCTGGAGCTTGCTGGTCATCGCCGCCGCCGTCAGCGCGGTGACCGTCTCGGTCCCGACCTGTGCAACGTAGTCCCGCTTCATGCGGTCGTATGCCTTCATGTCCATGGTCGACCGCACCTCGACGACGTGCAGCGGCGGCAGGGTGTCGGCGTAGTCGCCCGGCTCCAGCACGAACGTCGCCGGCTTGATCTTGGCCATGATGCCCACCAGCGCGCTCGGGCGGGCGACCCACTGGCCGAACTCGCGGCTGATGGGGATGAACCACGTCTGGAGGAAGGCGCCCTTGGAGCGCCCCAGGAGCGTCTCGTCGATCACCTTGCACTGGCCGAACACATCCTCCAGGCCGTTGGATGTGAACGACCCTGTCAGGCCCCACCGGAACTGCATGGGCGCCAGCTTCTTGAGCAGCGCTTTGAAGCGCGCGCCGGACGGGTTCTTGAGCCGGGTCAGTTCGTCGAACACCACCCCGTCGAAGCCGTCCAGATCCGGCAAGGTCTGGATCGTGTCGTAGTTGGCGACCACCACGTCGGCGCCGCTGGCGAACGCCGCGGCTCTCTGCGCCGGCGTGCCCACGGCCACGGCCATGGACAGACCCGGCGCCCACTTGGTGACCTCGACAGGCCAGACGTCGGTGCAGACCCGGCGCGGGGCGAGCACCAGCCACCGGCGGGCGACGCCGTCCTTGACCATCGCGGCCATGGCAGTGAGCGTGAGTGCGGTCTTGCCGGCGCCCACAGCCGCCAGCACCATCGCGCGATCGGTGGCGTACAGGAAGTCCGCGGCCTCGTCCTGGTACGGGCGGAGCTTCATTCCCGGCCCCGCGCAAGAAGGGCGAGACACTGGTCTGCTGCTCTGGATGCTATGATCTCGCCCCAAGCAGGCTCCCAAAACGCCTCACACTGACCATGCTCGAAGCCCTCAAACACGGCGACTAGAACCTCTGAGATCAGTTCCTCCCGCAGCCCTACCATAGAGGGGGCTGCGGGAATGGCGCGGCGGACTTCGGCCATCCGCTCGTCGGCGCTGTCGGTGCGCGGGTGTTCGTCACTCATGTCCCTGGCTCCTTGTTCTCGGGAGATTGTTGGCGGGAAGCGGCGATCATCGGGCGTAAACGACGCGGCACTCGCCCTCGATAGTCGTCAGGCGTCCGTTCGCAGCGTCCACAAAGGTCAGGCGACCGCCCTCGTCGTAGATGATCTTGCCGGTGCTGGTCCCCTCAAAGGTGAGGGTTCCGTAGGCGTAGCAGGTGACGGCGGCGGGCTTGTCGCTGTAGTAGGCATCACGCGACGCCTTCTCGGAATCGGTGCGATAGCAGCCCGACAGGGCGACGGCGGAAACGATGGCGGCGGCGGTCAGAATACGCATGGTGTCAGTTCCTTTGTTGGTGGGCTTGATTTGTTTGGTTGAGGTCGCGCTCATTCCCCTGCTCCTTCAGCCCGGATAACGACTGCTATTGCGATCAGGCCAAGCGCAAGGAAGATGGCGATCATTGCTCGGCTCCTTTGGCGCGGAGGACAGCGATGCACAGGGCCAGCGCGGGGGTGGGGGCGAAGGCGTGGTAAAACTCGTGGCTGGTCAGGGTCTCGCCGTAGGACTGAATGATGATCGGTTCAGGCCATTCGACCTCGGCAGACCATTTCTGACGCGGGCTCTCGCCTGACAGATGGCGCTGCTTGATCTCGACCCACCACCCAGGCAGCACCCTCTCTGCCAGCGCGAGGGCGGCGTCGAGACTGGTGGTGTAGGCGGGGAAGCCGTCCCAATCGACCGCGTCAACGCCGTAGGGGTGCGTGGTTTCGAGGGCGACAAGTTCGTCCAACTCCATCGACCCTTCGGAGGCCCCCTCCAGCCGGGCCACAAGCTCGCTATGGGCGGTCATTGGCGACGCTCGAAGGCTTTGAGGAACACGAGAGCGCCAAGCAGGCCAAGCATGAGCCCGTGAGTGATGGCGAAAAACATCATCGCCGTGTTGAACATCTGAACGGTCATTCCGATTTCTCCTGGTTGGATTGTTTCACTTCGCCGGGAAGGCCCGGCTGCGTACCCGGCTGTCTGTCGGAGGGGGCGGTGGTGGCCTTGGCGATGGCGGCGTCGATCTCCCGCATAAACGGAGACGCATCCACGTCGTCGCCCAGCATCATCATGCTAATCCGCAGGGCCAGCCGGGCTTGTTGCAGCATCGCCAGCAGGTCGGGGGCGGCACACAGCAGCGCGCCAAGTTCGTCCTGAATGCGCTCGGCGTCCTTTGTGTCGAGGTCCAGCGCGCCAGTCCCGCGCCCGGTGAGATAGCCCCATCCGCGCACGTCGATCATGTGCGTCCGGCCTCCCTTGAGGCTGTCAGCCCAGATGTAACCGGCGTTGTCGCAGGTCCACTGGCCGGGCCAGACGGTGCGCCAGTTCAGGTCCGCTCCGGTGGGTATGGAGGCGCTTGCGCCGGAATGCGCCCTCATTTCCCCTCTCCACCCGGAGTAGGGACGATGCGGTAGGCGATGATGCGGCACTCGTCGTTGTCTGAGTGGTCCCAGAAAGACGGGGTCCACCAACTGGCCTTCCACGCCCCCTTTCCGAGGCACTCGTCTCCGTTAGCGTGGCGCGTCTCGACAACCGCATCCCCGACCGGGTTCTCACCGCCCGACCACTCAATCCACGCTCCCGGAGTAGGGACACCCGGTTCCTGCTTACGAGAGAGGGCGGCACGGGCGAGGTAGAAGTCTTCGGCCTTGAGGCGCGTGATGAGATCGGGCGAACGCTGCTCAAGATCGGACTTCAAGCCCCCGGTGAGATACCGCCCTGCGATGGCAGCGAACGGCTCCAAAGCCTCCCTCAGCCTCTCCACTTCCACAGAAGACGGGCCGGTGTAGAGGGGTTCGACCGTCTCCGCGTCAGGGTGAAGGTTGTAGTCGGCATGGCCCCATGTGTTTTGGCCGGGCCATTGCCACCGCCAAGCAACCGGCTCTCCCTCCCCTTCATGGAGGGGGGCGGCGGAAGGGCGCTTTGCCTTTGCATCCCAAAGGACCGCGCGTCCTGCGTCGGTAATGGTGACGGTGGCGTTCCCGTCGCCCCAGCCGCTGTGTGTCGTTCGGCTCCAACCGGCGTCCTCAGACAGGTTGTAGGTGTCGTCTCCATCGCCCCGGTCGTCACAGAAGGCCGCGACAACGCTGTATCCGTCGCCAGCGGGCACATCGCCGCCGGTAGCGTCGAGAATCTTGAGGAACCAAAACAGCGCGTCGTCCACCGGCACATTCACCGTATTCTCTCTGGTCATTTGGTTCTGTCCTTTATCCACTCATCAATCTCGGTGCGGCTCGACAGGCAGGCGTACAGCTGCCCCAAGCGTTTCATTTCCTCGGCGAAGATCCGCTGGAGCGGCATCAGCCGTCCGCCAGGGCGCTTCAACTCCACGAACCAGGTCTGGCCCGGCAGGCACACGATCCGATCGCTCGCCCCGCGGTGCGAGGGCGAGACGAACTTGAAGGCGACCCCACCTGCGGCCTCTACGGCCCGTCTGAAGTAAGCCTCTACGTCGCGTTCCAACATGCCCCGACCATACACGGCACAATCCGCTTGACAACCCTTTTTGTTGCGAGGCACAGTGGCGTCAACAAGGAGGACACTGAAATGAACCATTCCAAGATCGTCGGCGGTTCGACCGCCGCCCGCGTGATCCACTGCCCCGGCTCGGTGGCGCTGGTCGACAAGATGCCCGCGGACGAAGGGTCGTCCTACGCCAACGAAGGCTCCCTGCTCCACGAGGCGATCGCCGTGGTGCTGGACACCGCCTGCCCGCCCGAGGACATGATCGGCTTCGAGGCGCACGGCCTGGTGCTCGACGAGGCCCTGCTGGAGCGCAAGCTGCGCCCCGCGCTGGACCTGCTGGCCGAGTACGATCCCGAGGGCAAGCTCGTCTACATCACCGAGGCGACCGTCGACTTCGGCGACCTGCTGCCAGGCGTGTTCGGCTCGTCCGACATCGTGGCCCGGCTGGACGGGCGCGCCGTCATCCTCGACTGGAAGTTCGGGGCCTTGGTCGTAGAGGCCGAGGAGAACATGCAACTGATGTTCTACGCCGCCGCCGCCATGCGCACGCCGGCCTGCCAGTGGGCGTTCGAGGGTGTGACCGAGGTCGAGTGCGTCATCATCCAGCCGCCGTACATCAGGACGTGGACCACCACCGTCGAGCGCATCAAGAAGTTCGAGCGCCAACTGGCCCGCGCCGTCGCCTCCTCGGCCCTGCCGAACGCCCCGATCAACGCCGGCAGCCACTGTCGCTGGTGCGCCGCCAAGCCGATCTGCCCGGTCAAGACCGGCCAACTGGACCGCGCCCGCGTCGCGGCCATGAAGGAGATCGACGTCGACAAACTGACCGAGTACCTGGCGGCGGCGGAAGGTGTCGAAGATTTTATCGCCGCCTGCCGCGCGCTGGCGTATCGTATGCTGGAGAACGGCGTGCCCGTGCCCGGCTACAAACTGGTCAACAGGCGCGCCTCCCGGTATTGGGCCGACCCGTCGACCGTGCCTGCACGGTTGCGGAAATTCCGCCTGAAAAAGACTGACGTGACCGAGACCAAACTGCTGTCACCGGCGCAGATCGAGAAGGTGCTCAAAAAGCACAAGATCGCCCTGCCCGCCGACATGGTCGTCGCGGTCTCGTCGGGGACCACCCTCGCGGTGGAAACGGACAGCCGGCCCTCGGCTGTTCTCATCGGGCAGCAGCTGGCTGCGGCCCTTGGTAAGATAGGATAGACTATGAGCGAACTGACTGTGTTTGGCGGCGCGGGTCTCCCGTCCGTCGGTGACCTGACCTCGGCCCTGCGCCGGGTCGAGACGACCACGGGTGCCGCCGGCGCCGGCATCATCCTCAAGATGGACAAGACCGGGCACTGGGTGTTCGGCGCTGACCAGACCGAGGTCGAGCCGGACAGCGTGTGGGCGGTCAACCCGTTCTCCTTCGTCCACGGCTTCATCGCCTGGGGTGATGGTGACGTGCTCGGCGAGCACATGGTGCCGGTGACCGAGCCGCTGCCCGAGACGGGGCCTGCCCCCGACGGCGCCAAGAAGGGCTGGGAAGTGCAGATCGGCGCGTCCGTGAAGTGCATCTCCGGCGAGGACGCGGGCCTCGACGCCCGCTACTCGGCCACCTCGGTCGGCGGCAAGAAGGCCCTGACCGCGCTGGGTCTGGCGATCGCCGCCCAGGTCGAGAAAGACCCGACCAAGCCGGTGCCGCTGGTCGTGCTCAAGAAGGAGCACTACCAGCACAAGTCCTACGGGCGGATCTTCACCCCGGTGTTCGAGGTGACCAAGTGGGTCGCCATGGACAAGGAGCCGGAGCCCGGCGAGGCGGCAGCCGAGGTCGAGCCGTCCGACCGTCGTCGTCGCCGCGCCGCCTAGACGGAGCACGCGAAAGGGGGGCTACGGCCCCCCGAGTAGCGGCCAATCACATGAACGTCCTAGATTTATTCAGCGGCATCGGCGGGTTCAGCCTCGGGCTGGAACGCGCAGGAATGCGAACCGTCGCCTTCTGCGAGATCGACCCTTTCTGCCGGCGCGTGCTGGCGCGGCACTGGCCGGAGACGCCCTGCTATGACGATGTCCGAGAACTTACGGCCGAACGACTGGTCGCAGACGGCGTTGCCGTTGACGTCGTCTGCGGCGGCTTCCCCTGTCAGGACATCAGCAAGGCCGGCCCTCGAACCGGCCTCGCCGGGAAACGGTCTGGACTGTGGTTCGAGTTCGCCAGGATCATCGGCGAGGTCAGGCCGAAGTTCGTTATCATCGAAAACGTCACAGCCCTTCGCCATCGGGGACTGGACGTCATTCTCCGGTTCTTCGCTTCGATCCGGTATGATGCGGAGTGGCACTGTGTTCCCGCTGGCGCCCTTGGCGCGCCTGACATACGGGACCGGATTTGGGTCATCGCCTACCCACAGCATCCCGACGCCGACGGCGCAGGATCATATCCAGCGGACCTGCACCAGCAAGGAGGTTCTGAACTTTGTGACCGGCAAGAGCGTGTCGCTGGACCGATTTTGCAGGCGCTACCCCGACGCCGCGAAGGGGTGGGATCAGGAGCCTGCCGAGACTGGCATCCCGAACCCGGAATACGGCGAGTGGTTGACCGGACTTCCGAGGGGGTGGACCGAACCAGGGTCATCGGAAACGCCGTGAAGCCAATCATCCCTGAGATCATCGGTCGCGCCCTCATGGCGGCAGCCAAATGACCGTCCTCTGGTGCGACTTCGAGACAAAATCTCGCTGCGATCTCAAGGTGAAGGGGGTTTATAATTACTCCCGTGACGCCTCCACCGACGTGCTGTGCATGTCGTGGGCGTTCGACGACGAGGACGTGCAGACCTGGCTGCCGGGCCAGCCGTTCCCCGAGCGGGTGCGCGACCACACCGGCCAGATCCGCGCGCACAAAGCCGCGTTCGAGCGACTGATCTTCTGGTACGTCCTGCAAATCGACTACGACCTCACCCAGTTCTACTGCACCGCGACGCAGGCCCGCGCCAACTGCGCGCCCGGCTCGCTGGAGGACGTGGGCCGGTTCGCAGGCGCGTCGATGCGCAAGGACCATCGCGGAAAGCAACTCATCCGGCAGCTTTGCATCCCTCGCCCCGACGGCACATTCAACACCGACCCGGCGCTGATGGCCGAGCTTATCGAGTACTGCGAGCAGGACGTCCGTGCGATGCGGGCCATCTCGCAGACGCAGCGCCAACTGTCCGCCGACGAACTGGCCGACTACCACGTCAACGAGCGGATCAACGACGCCGGCGTGCTGGTCGACGTGCCGCTGGCCAAGGCCGCGCAGGTCTACGCCGCCGCCGAGCTTGAGGAGATCCAGGCGCTCGTCGCCAGCGTCACCGAGGGCGCCGTCACCTCCGTGCGCAGCCCCCGCATGCGGGAGTGGGTGTGGGACCGCGTCGGCTCGCAGGCTCAAGACGTGATGACCGTCACCAAGGGCGACGTCACCCGCCGGTCGATCGACAAGAATGTGCGTGCGTCGCTGCTGGTGCTGGCCGAGGAGAACCCCGACGAGGTGCCCGCCGACGTGGCCGACGTGATCCAGTGCGCCGACGACCTGTGGGCGTCGAGCGTGGCCAAGTTCGCCCGCATGGCGGCGCTGGCAGACGACGAGGACCACCGGGTGCGCGGCGCCTTCGTGTTTGCGGGCGGTGCAGCGACTGGCCGGGCCTCCAGCTACGGCCTCCAGGTGCACAACTTCGCCCGCAAGACGGCCAAGGAACCCGAAGCGGTGCGTCACGCCATGGTCAGGGGGCATCAGATTGTCCCGGTCTACGGCAAGCGGGTCACGGACGTGCTCAAGGGCATGCTGCGCCCCGCGCTGGTCGCCGCGCCCGGCAAGATGTTGGTGACGGCGGACTGGTCGGCGATCGAGGCGCGGGTGAACCCGTGGCTGTCGAACTGCCCCGCAGGCGAGGCCAAGCTGGACCTGTTCCGCACCGGCGAGGACATCTACAAGGTCAATGCCGCCGCGACGTTCGGCGTCGCCGTGGGTGACGTGGACGACCCGCAGCGCCAGATCGGCAAGGTCCAGGAGCTTGCCTGCGGCTTCGGGGGGTCGGTCGGCGCGTTCAACGCCATGGGCCGGGTCTACAGCGTCGTGCTGCCCGAGGCGCAGTCGCGCCGCATGGTCGAGGCGTGGCGCCGGGCGAACCCGTGGGCGGTGGACCAGTGGGGGGCGCTGGAGCGGGCCTACACCACCGCCATGCGCCAGCCGGGGCACGAGATCACCGCAGGGCGGATCACCTACCTCTACGACCGTCAGCACCTGTGGTACGCGCTGCCGTCGGGGCGGGTGCTGTGCTATCCTTTCGCCCGCTTCGACCGCGACGGCATCTCCTACGCCAAGGCGGCGTGGAAGCCTGCGCAGGACGCGACAGAGTGGCCGCGCGCGCGGCTCTGGCACGGGCTGGCGTGCGAGAACATCGTCCAGGCGGTCGCCAACGACCTGCTGCGTGATGCGCTGCGCCGCCTTGACGCGGCGGGGCAGAGGGTCATCCTGCACGTCCACGATGAGATCGTGCTGGAAGCGGGCGACACAGAGGTTGCCGCCGAGGTGCTGGCGCAGGTCATGACGACCGCGCCGGCGTGGGCGGCGGGGCTGCCGCTCGCGGCAGAGGTCAACATTCGGGAGCGGTACGGAAAATGAATTTCGTCGACTACATCTGTGGCCTCGCACCCGAGGGTGACACCGCGCTCCTGAGCTACCAGAAGCCCGCGGGCGGCACGCACGCCGACGGATCGCCGAAGTACACATGGCCGTCGTTCCTGCCGTCGCAGGGCGTCAAGCCCGGCTCGGCGGCCTACCTCAACACCGGCTCGTTCATCCTCGACAGGATGACCAACGGCGTCAGCGCCTCCGCCGACAACTGCGAGTTCGTCCTGTGCATGATGCTGGACGACATCGGCACCAAGTCCAAGAAACCGCCGCTGGAGCCGACGTGGATCATGGAGACGTCGCCCGGCTCGTTCCAGTGGGGCTACGCCTTCTCCGACCAGCCACCGAAGGGCGCGTTCGTCGCCGCGATCAAGGCGATCGCAGACGCGGGCTACACCGATCCCGGCGCCATCAACGCGGTGCGCAAGTTCCGCATCCCCGGCTCGGTCAACCTCAAGCCCGGTCGCGACAAGTTCGCCGCCCGCCTTGTGGAGTTCCACCCCGGTCGCGAGTTCACCCTGGATCAGATCTGCGCCGCCCTCGAGGTGACGCCCGCCGAGGCCGACACCGCCACCCACCAGCCGCTGCGGCTGGCTGACACCGGCAATGACGTGGTGCTCAAGTGGCTGTCGGAGCAGGGCATGGTCCTGTCCCGCGCCAACTCGCAGGGCTGGATGGCGGTGGTCTGCCCGAACAAGGACCAGCACTCCGATGGCACGATCGAGGCTCGCTACCGGGCGCTGGACCGGGCGTTCTGCTGCTACCACGGTCACTGTGAGACGCTGACGTCTCAGGTCTTCCTCGACTGGGTCGGCCAGAACGGCGGCCCGAACACCAAGCCCGGCCTGCGCGACGACCTGCTGGCCGAACAGATGCAGCGGGTACAGGCGGCGCTGACGCCGGACACCTTCTTCGCCGAGGACGCCGCCGACGTGATCGCCGAGGTCAACCGCAAGGAGTTGGGTCGGGTCGAAAAGAGCGAATGGTACAAGCGGTTCGCCTATGTCCAGAACGACGACTGCTATTTCGACATGATCGAACGGCGTCAGGTCAGCCGCCAGGCGTTCAACGCCCTCTACCGGCACATCAAATGCGACAGCATCCACAACGGGCGCCGCGTCGAGGCGTCGGTCTGCTTTGACGAAAACCGGCACGCCATGGGCGCGGCCTCGGTCGCGGGTGTCACCTACGCCGCCGGCGAGGGCGTGCTGGTGGCGCACGGCGGCGACCCTCTGGCGAACCGCTGGCGTGACGCACGCCCGACGGTGACCGGGGGTGGTGACGCGGGCGTGTGGCTGGACCACTGCCGCCAGCTGGTGCCGGAGCCGGAAATCCTGGAGCACCTGTGGGACGTCATGGCGTTCAAGCTCCAGAACCCGGCGATCAAGGTCAACCACGCCGTGCTGCACGGCGGCGACGAGGGCTGCGGCAAGGACAGCATGTGGGCGCCGTTCATCTGGTCGGTGTGCGGCCCGCAGCTGCGGAACCGCGGGCTGGTGGACAACGAGAGCCTGACGTCGCAGTTCGACTATCACCTTGAGAGCGAGATCCTGCTCATCAACGAGCTTCGCGAGCCGGACGCATCGACGCGGCGGGCGCTGGCCAACCGGCTGAAGCCGATCATCGCGGCCCCGCCCGAGACCCTGCCGATCAACCGCAAGCACCACCACCCGTTCGACATGGCCAACCGCCTGTTCGTGCTGGCGTTCTCGAACGACCCGGTGCCGCTGTCGCTGCCCTCGCAGGACCGCCGGTGGTGCTGCGTCTGGTCGCACGCCCCGCGGATGCAGCCTGCGGACGGGCTGGCGCTGTGGACGTGGTTCAAGGGTGGCGGGTTCGAGGCGTGCGCCTCGTGGCTGTATGCGCGCGACGTGCGGGCGTTCAATCCGGGCGCCGCGCCGCCATGGACCGACTTCAAGGCCAATCTGGTCGAGAACGGCATGTCGATGGCCGAGAGCTATCTGGTCCAGATGATCACCGACCGTCAGGGCGAGTTCGGGCGGGGCATCATCGCCTCGCCGCTGCACGGGCTGTGCGAGCGGATAGCCGCCGCGTCGACCATAAACGTCAAGATCCCGCAGCCCGCCTTGCTTCACGCCTTGAAGGAAGCCGGGTGGAAGGACCTGGGGCGGCTGGCGTCGACCGAATATCCGACGAAGAAGCAGATCTTCGCCGCGCCTGACGTCGCGCGGGGCAAGAGCAAGAGCGAGCTTCGCCGCATGGTCGAGACGGGCGAGGGCGCGGGATTGCGGGTGGTTAAATGAGGCTCCTGGACCTGTATTGCGCCGCGGGAGGCGCGGCCATGGGCTACCACCGGGCCGGGTTCGACGAAGTGGTCGGTGTCGACCTCAATCCCCAGCCCCACTATCCGTTCGAGTTTATCCAGGCTGATTGCTTGGCGTTGGACGCCGACTTCATGGCCGGCTTCGACGCAATACACGCCTCCCCGCCGTGCCAGAAGCACACGAAGAAGACGGCGACGTGGGGGCGGAAGCGGACGCACTGGATCGAGCATCTCGACTTGATACCGGAGACGCGCGCGCTGCTAGTCGCGTCTGGCAAGCCGTACATCATAGAGAACGTGGTCGGCGCGCCCTTGAGGGCAGACGTAACGCTATGCGGGACCATGTTCGACCTTCGGATCATAAAGCACCGCCAGTTCGAGGCGAACTTCCCCCTCGTTGCCCCCTCCGCAGCTTGCGATCACGCGGGCGTCTATAACCCGTGGCAAGGCGCAGGGCGATCGGCGGAAAAATTCCGCGCCGCGCAGGGCACGCCTTGGATACCCATGGCTGGCGGTGCAGGTCGCAAGCAGGGTGTGACCGGTGACCTCTACAACGCCATCCCGCCGGCCTACACAGAGTTCCTTGGGCGTCAGCTGCTAGAGCACATCCGTGCGCTGAAGGATCACCAGCACGCCGATCACGACGGCGATGGCCTGTAGCGCCCACTTGAAGCGGGCGGCGCGGACTGGATCAGCCAGCACACCAGCATCAGCACCAGGATGACGATGAAGGCGAGGATCAGGAGGCTCATGCGCCTCTAACGGCGGGCGGCGCGGCAGGTTCCAGATAAACGACGGCCCCGCACGGGGGAGTGTGCGGGGCCGTCAGCCTGCCAATCACAGAAGGCTCGCGCGAGGCGAACTGGCAGACTATCGGGGGAACAACAGGTTCACAAGCCCGATAATGGGCAGCGCGACCGCGAGCGCGGCCAACACGGCGTTACGGATGACGCGCAGCCGGGTCATCCGAGTGACACCAGTGGTCCGGTCGGGCCGTGGTTGACGAAGGCGACGAGGGCTTGCCTGTCGAAGTCGTAGACGCCTTCGCCGAGGGGCTTGGTGTCGCCCTTTCGGATGCGGTGCAGCCCGCCCGAGTACTTGAACGTAGGCAGCCGCGCCGCCACGGTCGCCCGCAGCTCGCCGTGGGTTTCGTCGCCCTTCGCCGTGACGGTGACCGTCGTCGTAGTTTGCACGGTGCACTCGCCGAACTGGTCGCAGTTGAAAGGCGGCGCCATGTGCGGTTCGGGAAACTCGTCCATCACCGCACCCACAGCAGGGAGAGGACGCCGGCGATGACCGCCAGGATCACCAGCGAGCGCGGGCGCAGGGTCTCGGCGAGGGCGCGCGCCCACAGCGGCGGCGGGTCGTCGGAGCGGAAGTCCCAGCCGCGGTGGCTGGCCTGGTCGGTGGTCATGGCGGCGACGCGCCGGTGGTCTCGGGGGTCGATCATTGCTCTTGCTCCTTGAGGCACGCCGCCAGCCGGGCGGCGGCGGAGGTGATGCGGTGGCGTTGGCTGGCGTCGAAGGCCGCGGTGTCGAGCCGCTCCAGCTGGCCGATGGCGACGGTGACGGACGACATGCACCGCTCGAAGGACGTGCTGCCGTCGTGCCCGACCGCGATGGCGTCGGTGTGTGGCTTGAGGGTCATCAATAGACCTCCGACAGGCTTCCGCCGTCGATCGCGCCGGGGCCGTCATCGTCGTCCGCTGCGTTCGCGGCGGCGTAGCACGGCGTGCAGACGATGCGCCCGGTCTCGTCGAACGCCTCGGCGTCGGGGCTGAACTCGTCGTCATCGCCGCAGACCGCGCACCCGCCGGTGTGGGCATGGGCGGCGGCGTAGTAGGCCCAAGCCTTCTGATGTGCGCTTTTCATGCCCGCACCCGTTCTTTGCGGCGAGGATCTTCGTATTGGCCCGGCTTGATCGTCAGGAAGGCTTCAATGGACAGGCTGTCGTTGCGGCGGATGACCTTGCAGAAGCGGCGCGCGTAAAAACCAAAACCGGCATCTTTGAAGCCGATAACCCGCACAAAAACTGCCCCGCGGCCTGTGGTTTGGATTTCGCCTGCCGTGTAAACCTCGCCGCGTTTCGGCTCAGTGGAAAGCAAGCCGTTATCATCTATGCAGATGATTTCGTCGCCCGGTTTGAAATCGCACATCACCGCCCCACCCCCACGATATCGCCGGCGACCTTGAGCCAGTCGGTGACGCCGGGGGACTGCTTGGCGGCGGCGAGCGCGGCGACGTAGTCGGCCTGTGCGTCCGCCAGGACGGCGGCGGCGTCAGCCAGGGCAGCGAGGCGGGCCTCGGTCTCGCAGTCGTCGCAGAGGCCGTCAGGCGACAGATCCTCGTTGTCGGGCGTGTAGGCGTCGCAGGTGGCGCAGCGGCCACTGTGGACGACCTGGGGGTCGTTGTAGGTCATTCGGTGGTCTCCTTGTGATTGGCGGAGGTAGCGTCTAGCAGGTGTGCCAGCTTGTCAAGCCGGTCGGTGATGACCGGGCGCAGCGCGGCGGGGTCGGGGTCCAGTTGGAGCTTGCCGGCGAGCGCGGCTTGCACGGTGGAGCGCGGCTTGCCGAGAAGCTCGGCGATCGCGCGGTCGCTGAGGCCGGTCGCGGCTTTGAAGCGTGCGAGGAGGGTCATGCGTAGACGGGCCTTCCTTTGGTTGTCGTCACGCCGTCCGCCTCAATGTCGTCCCACGACACGTTGGGGGCGGTGGTCGCGGAGTAGGCAAGCAGCCGGATGAAGCCGGCGCCCCAACCCGCGTAGACGTCCGCGCCACGGCGATAGACCTTGGCCTGGCGGTAGACGCCGCGGCTGCGGAGGATCACCGTCGCGTCGTCAATGATGTGAAAGCGGTTCATTCCGCGAGCCTTTCCAGCGTGGCCAGCCAGTCGGCGAAGGCTCCGGGTGTGAGCTCGGTCACGAGCGGTTCGTCGTCGCTGGTCTCGAACGGCTGGACCTTGACGTGCTCGCGCAGGCCCTTGAGGTCGTCCAGGGCGCTGGCGGCGTCGCCTAGCGTCCAGCCGTTGCGGGCGAGCGCGTCGGCGAGGGCCTCGAGGTCGGCGAGCGCGATCCGCAGGTCGTCGGCGACGGACGGGCTGGCAGCGAGCCTGGCGGCTTCGAGGGTGTCGAGGATCGTTTTCATGTGGCGGTCTCCGGTTCAACGGTTGCGGTCCAGCCCTTGCGCGCGGCGCGGGTGCGGGCGGCGCTTTCGCGCTCGCTTGGCCAAAAGGCGTCGGCGCACCCGTGGATCCGGTTGCGCGCCGCGCGGGCGGCGACGTGAGCCGACGTGAACCGGGTGGCGGCGGCGTGGTCCTGGGTGACGCCGGGGTAGGCGTAGCAGACGAACGCCGAAGCGCCCGAGGGATCAGTGAGGCGGACAAGGTGTGTCATAGTCGGAGCTCCTGTGATGGTCGGCGCTAACAGGTCGGGAAGTCTGCCAGCTGGCGAGGCTGGCAGATAACCGGGCGTGTCAGACGGCTTGCAGGACGCGGAAGCCGGCTTTTTCCACGGCGCGGGTCCAGTCGTCGCCGGCGTCGGCCATGGCCGCGGCTGCGAAGGCGTCGGAGTTAGACCCCATGTCTACGGGCCATTCGATCTTGCGGGCGGCGTTGGCGATCGCGGCGGATCGCTTGTCGTAGCCGTAGCCGTTGGCGTGGCCGCGCTTCATTTCCACGCCGAGCCAATGAACATAGGCGTAGAGGCGTCCGGCGCCGTCGGCGGGGAACTTGATCGCCACGGTGGCGACGCGCTCGCCGGCGCCGTTGAGGATGACGAAGGCGGAGACCGCGCGGAAAGCGGCGTCGTGTTGCGTGTAGATGTCGGTCATGGCGTGTCGTCCTGTGATTGGAGAGGGCAGGTTTGCTAGGGGTGTCAAGTGGTGGCGGCGCGGAGGTTGATCCGGTCGTGCATGCCACGGCGGAATTCGCGGAGGATGAAATGGCCAGGCGTCGGGAACCAATTCCAACCCGGGTATTCTGCGTCGGGGTTGGAGCGGATCGCGCGCAAGGCGGCGCCCATGGCGCGGATCGACACGGCGCGGCCTTCAGGCGTCCTGAAGGCTTTGGGATACGCGGCGCGCATCAGGCGCGAGCCTTTGCGGCGCGGAGGCGTTCGCCCGGCGTCGCGTCGGCCAGGTCGCCAGCTGCGACGCGATCGCGGCGGGCGATCTCGGCGCGCATCTTGTTGCGGGTGGCGACGTCCGCGCCGACGTGCGCGACAACGGCGCGCAGGTGCTCGGTCGTGTAGCCGGCGAAGGGAGCGGTCTGGAAAGCGGCGTCTGACATGGGTTGTTCTCCGTGATTGGTTAGACGGTTCTAGCAGGTTTGCTAGGGGTGTCAACTGCTAGTTTCAGGGGGTTGACGCGGGCTCATTTTCAAGTTAGGCGTAGACTTACGCCTAACCGACGCGAGGGGCTGGATTTAGTCCGTGTTCGGAGGATGTTTTTGGGGTCTCCAAATGACCCAGAAAATGACAATCCATGACCCAGAAAGTTGCCAATGTGGCGAGGTGTGGCCGCAATGGGGCGCGATTGTGGCGAAACATTACGGGGAGTTAATAAACCTGGGTTAGTCGGGTGACAATCTGGGTCATTGCGGAGGGGCGCAAAATTGGGGCTTCAAACGCCGGTGTGGCGCGGGTTTGCGGCGATCGTCTGGGTCAAATTGTCATGCGTCTCTTATCTATTAGGTAAGCTCTAAAATAGGGGTAGAGCGTAGAGCAAATCTGCATATGGTCTGGCGGATGACAATTTGACCCAGGAATTAGAAAAACGGCCCAAAATCGCGACTTTTTAGGCCGCGGTATTGAATCGCGAATAATGCGCTGCGATCGCCTCGAATTTCTGGCGCCCTGGCGATCCCGCAAGATAGCTCGAGGCGACATGATCCGCGGCTCTTGCGCCGGCTTGCGCCATATCGCTCAGACGTAGTTTCGCACGCCTGATAGCTTCGGCCTTGTTTGGTGCGCCGGCGCTATCGCCGCGGTCTTCGCTCCAAAGCGATCCTGTGATGCCTTCGCGCCAATCTCCGCGCCCGTAGCTTTCCACGAAAGCCGAAACGGTGTGTCCACCGTCATTCGCGTGCGTTTGCAGCGTTCCGATTGTCTGACGCATTTTCTATATCCTCTCAGGCCCTAAGCAGCCGTGAAACCCGCCCGGCGTGAACCGAGCAGGTAACAGGGGTGCTCAGTCTGCGAAGCCGTCGCCGTGCTTTTGCGCTTCAGCTTCGGTCATGGGGCCGTCAAAGGTGAAGGGCACAACACACACGACGACGTGCCAACCGTCGCGCGTCTCGAATATGTCGCCGGCACGCATGCGCGTCAGATCGTCGGCGAACACCTCCGCCTCCGCTCGCGTCGCGAAGTCCGTGACCGCCCCGCCGCCCGTAGTGATGACCGCGAACTGATCGGCGTCCTCGTCGGCGCATCCCACGAACCGCTCGCCGTTCGGTGAGCCGGTATCGCGTTGCGCCTCGATGGCCATTTGAAGTGTGCGCATTGCTGCCTCCTGTGTGATTGACACCCCACTTATCTAGCACATTTGCTAACGTGTCAACTCCCATTGACGCACGGCACCAAACAAATCTATGCAATGGCATTGCATAGCCGAAAGGCCACACGCCGCTAGTCCGATATGTCCGCGCACCCCTCGCCAGCTGGCGCGCGCTGCTAACCCCAACCCCCGCGACCGCCAGACCATAGGCTGCGAGCCGCCGGCTGATAGCCGGAAGGGGGGAGGGGGAGGGCCGAGGGAATGGGGAATGCGTTAGGTAGGCTGCGTGAACGATTTTTTATTTTTGCAAAATCGGCCCACGTTTGCAGCCTCACAGCACATCGGCTACCCTCCAGCCATGAGCTTCCTCACCCTCACGCATGAGCCGCTCCAGCTACAGGCCACCGAGCAGCGGCTGACGGCCCTCTACGACGCGGCGCGCAAAGGCATCAAAGGTGACACCCTTGCGTTTGCCGCCGGCATGAAGCCCGCCGACTTCCGCCGGCTCGCGCAGATGGACCCCCTGGTCGAGCTTGCCATCGAGAAGGGCGCCGCCGACGGCGAACTCGAACTCGCCAACACCCTCTACGAGGCCGCAACCACCGGCCAAGACCCGAAAGTCGCCCTCGAACTGCTGAAACACACCCGCGGCTGGGTCGCCAAGCAGCAGATCGACGTCGAGGTCAACGACAAGATCAGCGTCCTCAA